AGCCTGTTTTAGCTGTTTCATCTATACAAGTAAAATCTGGTAAATAACTCATGCTTCGTATTTTATTACTAGCAATGTTAAATCCTTTAGTAACATTTTTATTTTTAGTACTTTCAAAAGACTCATATGAATCCTCTGTAAACTCAAAAGCATCTTGGAGTATAAACTTACACTTTTCATATAAAAAGTCGTTTATACCAGCTCCTAATAGCTTTTGATATGTAAATAACTCAAGTTTAGATCTAAATTTAATACCTCCTGGTAATTCCATAGGTTTAGCATTTCTAACTTTCTTATTACTACCTTTTTTAAGTACTGTTTTTTTACGCTTGCTCATTTTTTTCACGATTAATCAACTTCACAGTATTTTCAAAATCTAATACATATTGAGATTTTAAATGAAATCTATTTAAGTTACCTCTAACTAAAATACCATACGTGTCTGTAGTATCTACTAACACTGTAAAACTTTCTAAATTATCAAAATGTATATTGATATTATTAACTACTATAGTTTGTAGTTTATCATCTGTAAAGTTACATATTTTAGTATGATTAGCATCTAAACCTAAATCATTAGCTACTCTATTTATATATAGTGCACTATCATCATTTGATATAATATACACTTCATAATCTTGTTCTAGAGATAATAGATATTTAATCCATCCTCTAAAGTCTACTCGAATCCAGTTATCCGTGATTTCAAAACTTACTTTAATTTTACTCATCGATTTCCTCCATTTTTATTTTTAACAATTCTATTGTTTTTTCTAATCCATAACCTTTAATATAATCTGAAATATCTTTAAATTCATCAATGTAAAAATATTTAAAATTATATTGGTTATGTAATCTTATAGTATTCTTAATTCCTTCAGTATCATTATCATAGTTTATTATAATACTATCAAATCGTTTTAATAATTTATTTACAAGTTCTTGATCTAATCTATTAGTTTCACCTTGTAAAGATATAGCATTATATCCTAATATCCTATAAACTATACAATCTTTTAATGATTTTGTAAGAATTAATTTATCACCAAATAATGGCAATTGATCAAATCCTTCTATATCTTTAGAAGAACCTCCACTAAATAACCATTTAAACTTCTTTTCAGCATATGGAAAGTATATTTTATAAGAATATTTTCCTTCATTTGTGAATCTATAAGCATAAATAGGATTGTTTTTAGTATAGGTAAAAGTAACTATTTTTTCTTTTTTGATAAGATAAACATTTTTACACGAAAATACATCATACTCTTGTAGTAAATCCAGAGGAATTTTATACTGATTCCAGTAATTAAAATCCGTAAGGTTAAAGGACTGAGATAATATATCAATCCTTGCTTTATCTTTTGGTATATTTTCTTCAAAATTTAACAGTTTTGTTTCATTGGTTACTAAAATTTTAGATTTTGCTAAGTTAAAATCATTAGATATTATAGTAATACATTCTTTAAATGTACAATTATACTTATTTTGTATATATTCTATAATTCCATAACTATCTCCTGTACCAAAATCTTTATACTTTAATCTATTATTAGTAGCTTTATAAATCCAACAATCTGGGTTGTTGTCATTATAAAGATCAGACCTGAAAGGTTTTTCCAGACCTTCAAAGTTAGAACAATAATATTTCCAAAGTTCATATTCTGATACTTTAGAATATATATCATCTAATGTTATATTTGTATAAGCATCTTCTAAATTGAACATAATTTTAAAAAAGCAGGAAAGGGGAGGATTTAAACCTCCAACCTACACCCAGTATTTCTACCTTCCTATGGTGCGCTCTATATTAAGCTACCTTTCCATACTTTAATCTTATTAATATTATTAATTAGAATGGTAAACCATCTATTGCTATAGGATTAGCCGTAGTTGTTACACCATCATATGCTTTAATATCACGAGATGGATCATAACGCATTGCGGTAGGGTTTACACGAAGTGATTCTACTTGTCCTACTTCTGCAAAAATACTACCTTTTGATGAGGTAACCCCTTTAAATTTAACACGTGCTGGTTTTCCTACTAATAATGCACTTACTACTTGAACTAATTGTTCATGAGAGTTAACATTAGTAATTTTAGATTTAGCAGTATCTTCATCAACATTATATGTTGCTTTAATCCAATCTACTAAATTACGAGCCGTTACACCCCAACCAGAGGTTTTTTTACCTTCTTTTACTTCAGTACTTAGAAACATTTTAGGACTATTACCAATTTCACCATTTGGTCCTTTAGTAATAAATTTCATATACGGAACATCGTTCTTTGTCGTCTTTTCTAACACTACTTCACTAATCATTACATTCTCATGAATACCTGGTTGTTGGTAAGTTGATCCTGTATTTGCTGCACTCGCTTCATTTAAATTGAACATATTTATTTATTTAAGTTATTTATTATTTATTATTATTTTTTAAATTCTTGAATTTTATCAAGAACTAATTTACAATCATTGGGTATTTGACTTATATCTTCACCAAATATTTGTGGAGGACATTTAGCTGATGCTCCATCTTCTACTAAATTAAAGTAGTATTTTGGTTTTCCTTTTTCATCAAACTTTTTACCTCCATAAAGAACTATAGTGAAGTCTTTTTCAATAACTCCTTCTACATTTTTGTTAACTTACAATTTCTTGTAAGATCAGACTATATCTTTATATCTAAATACTAATTTCATTATTATTCAAATATAGTTACCGTTTCCCAGATTTCTCCAGTACTCTCTTTCGAGATAGTCGTTGAACCTTGATCCTATAAGGACCCTTGGCTGCTGATTATCCATACAAATATACGAATATTTTTCAAACTTTCATAATTTACTTACGTAATTATTGTAGTAATTCGTCTTTAGGAACTTCCAGCAATTAGATAACTTTTAAAAGAGCTAGTTTATAGTCAACTCTTTTCCTTTTACTTTTACACGTTTTTCTTGAGAACCTTCTATACCTAATATCTCATAATGAGCAGATATAAACATTTCTTTAGGAACAGCTTTAATTAATACTATCAATTGCTGAATAGAATTATTATAGTTATTCCACGTATCAAAACCTGTAAATCTTGCTCTACTATCTAATAGTACCATATCGAAAATAGCTGATAAACTATCTACATATATACTAGTAATAGCAGGATTCTTTGCCCATTCAATTAAAGTACTTTTAACAGTATTTAAATCTTTAGGAACAATGTGATATTTAAAGTCTCCTTTAAACGGTAATGGTTTATTTTCTACATTCAAAAATCCTGTAGTTTCCTTATCAAGATTTTGAGCACTTGTAGTCTTACCAGAGCCTGATGCAGCTACTAATAAAACTTTATAAAAGTGTTCTGTTTTTGTCATTTGTTTATTAACGTATTAAATTATTGTAAATTACTATTTATCCAGTCATTAGTTAAGTCTTTAGGTTGAGGTAATTCTTTAAAACTTCCTACTTTAGGCATAAATAGTAAACCTATTGCAATATTATCTCTTGATAATCTATTTTTAATAATCTTTAAAAGCCTAAAGTTTCCTTTAAGATTTTTAGGACTACCTAATACATTTATATCATAATCTAAACATGTTTCCATATCCATTTTATAAGCATTCATTAAACCTAATGCTATATCACAATCCGCATAAGGACTTGTGGAATCCCTAAAATCAGACTGTTGAGGAGATATATCAACACCTTTAAATTTTTGTCTTTCTACACTACTCACTTATTGTTAACTATAGTTTCATATTGTTATATCTATAGATCGGACTATACCATTATCCTATTAGGATACCTATTGGTAGTCTCTGAGAGCTTACTAAATTTATTAGTCTATCTCTGCTGATTGTCCTCTTCAGGAGTTTCCAGCATATTCTAGGTTATTCAATAACTATTACTAGTTAAGGGGGCTGAGTAAAACCATTTATAATTTTTATATATATTATTAGCTTTTAAACATCTAGTTATATTAAAAGAAGATAATTTAAGTTCCTTTGCCGCTTCTACTGCACTATCCCATTTTTTAATAAAATTATTATCCATATCTTTTTGAATAATAGCTCTATCTCTACCTTTTCTTTTTTTAACTATAATATTGTTTTTAAACTTTTCTTTAGAAATATCTAATCTTAACCAGTAATATTCTTCTGCAGTTTTAGTTAGATTACTATTACATGCTTCATATACTCTGGTAACTCTATTTCCCAAAAATTCATAAACTTTATCTATTGTTCTAAAAACTTTAACTAATTTACCTTTTTTATCATAACATCCAAAATATATAGTATTTTTAACTTTAATTATTTCTTCTTGGTTATCCCAAGCATTTGAAATTACTACTGCTTTATTATATCCATATTTTGGATTTAAAGACTGATATTTATTAATATAAAATTGTTCAGTTCTTCTAAGTATATTTTCAGTAGATTCTCTTATTCTTACAAATTTAAAATTATCTTCACCATATTTATTCCAAGCAGATTGTAAATGCTTATTTATATGATAATTTCCACTTAATTTACTTAAATGACATTTAAATCTTAATTCATAAGATTTTGTACTTCCTATGTATACTTTATTGTTAAG